GAGAAGGTAGGCCAAGACGTAATACCTGTAATTATAGCCGCGTTGGCGGGTGGTAAAGGTGTTGATAAGATAGATGACGCCCTCGGTGGATCTAAGAAACTGGCAAACTGGGTCTCTAAACAATGGGATGAAGCTAAAAAAATTGATCCTGCTAACGCTAAGAGAAACCTGGAGAGAGCCTTGAAAGGTTTATTCGTAGAACGTGGGGCCAACCTCGGCGCTACACTCGCTACACCAGAAGATATGGAACCCTTGGTTGGCGACAACATATTAGAGTTTGTGGGTATAGACGCGGAAGAAAACCGAGAACTGGGTCACTACATAGACAACGAAGCATTTACTGCACTAGGTAGCGTGGGAATAAAATTAATTGGGGCGGGGTATAACTTCGGTAAGGGGTTGATTCCTAAGTTTTCTAAGAAACCAAAAACTCGTGCGGCAGAAGTCGGTATGCTCTTATTGAAGCAGATAGACCCAAACATCACGGATGATGTGCCAGGATACCTGGTGGCAGAGAGAGCAAGACTTCTCGGTGAAACTATACAAAACAACAAAGAATTTAGTCTTGGTATTCTAGGCCAAAGAACCGTTAAGAACGCTGACGGTACAGAAACAATTGTAGACATATTACCAGGGGGAGCTATTCAGCTAGACTCAGGTACGGCACTGGCACTCGGCGCACGAGATTATGTCGAAAAAGCATATGGCTGGATGAAAGCCACTATGGAGCCAGAAGCCTACGAACAAGCTATCAATCAGTATTCTCAAGCGGTGATAGACAACATCGTTGGTCTAAAGCAGGGCCGTAGAGGTAACCAGATGGTACAAGCTGGTGAGGCGGCAATTAACGCAGATGCTGGTCGAGTGCTGACAGCGGCGGCAGACGATGCCGTAGAAGGTGGGTCTAAGGCGGCCAATGAAGCCGGGATATTACTGGGGGATGATATCGTCGCTCCTGTATCCGACGCTCTAGACACCGTTAATAAAACTCGTACTGGGGTTGAACTCGCCGAAAATGTAGCAAATGCGACACAAGATAAAGACGTAATTGTATCAATGCTCAACAAGAGCAGAGAAAGCAACTCTCTGGGCAACACATCCACAGAGATGCAGACGTTTCAGCAACTTACAGGTGAAGACTTATATAAAGGATGGCAATCAAGCTACCAAAGATACAACGACGCTTTTGAGGCACTGCCAAATGATATTCCTGTCGATATGGAAGATCTCAAGACGCTTATCGAAGATGTATCTACTAAGACAAATGACTTTGATTTCGTAACTACAGCTACCACTAAGCAGGATCCTTTCCGGGAAATGCTACAGGGTCTTAAACGCCAGGTAACAGGAAAAGATGCGGATGGTAATGCCATCATGGAAACTGGCGAGGAAGTAATAGCTCGTCTAGACAACATCGACCTAAAGTGGTTGTACACTAACTTGCGCCCAGAGATATCTCGAAGATTAAACGCATTAGAAGCAAGTGGCGCACCTACATCTAAGCCTTTGCTCCAACTAAAAGAATGGATTGATGGTGCCGCCGATGCCTCTGGCCAGACAGAATTCCGTGCGGCTATGGATCTGTATGAAGACCACGCAGGAACTTATCTACGCACAGATGAACTAGCGCAATGGGAATCTAAGGCACGATTGGTACGAGATAAAGAAATCGCACCAGGTGTTAATATGGGGCAAGAGAATGTGTATGAACTGGGGATGCAAACCCTGGCCAACGCAGAACAAGCTCTTACTCCTGGAAAGCTAGACGCATTTTTAAATGCTTTAACAAAATCTACAGGTAAAGATGTAACGCCGGAGATGGCACAAGCATATGTTGGGTTAGCTATCAGAGGCCTCACCAGAACCACAGACGCTGGAGGTAAAGTTAGCGCGGCTCAAGTCAGAGAGGCAATACAGCCATACTTAAAGCAGTTAGAAGGAACAAATCCCGAAGCTATTAAAATGTTTGATGATACCGTTTCTAGTTTAGAAATGGTGGAGTTGGGTCTTACTACAGCCAAGGAAGCTAACGCCGTAGCAGAAAAAGCATATCAACAGATTATATTGGAGGCGCAAGAAAAAGCCGCGTCTAAATTCGTAAATAATCTGACGGGCAACCCAAGTACTATGACTGATCCTAGTGAAGTATTCAGGACTATATTCAACTCTAAGAATGCTCCTGATCAAGTATCGGATTTACTCCGACAAGCTGATGAGATTGGCAATCCCCTAATCAGGGATGGTATTAAGTCCAAATACATCAGTTATATCAAGGATCGTATATTTACTAACAAGCGTATTGCGAGTGAGGTTACTACGGATGGTGTAGGAGCAACTCGTGAGTTGAGCCCCACACAACTATCTACTATTTTAGGTGAAGAGTTTGACAACACCCTAAGCACATTAAAAGTGGTATTTAAAGATGAGCCCCAGAAAGCAGAAGCGATTACTCACTTGTTGGATGTGTTAGACGTTGCTGTTAATAACAGAGCTATCCGAGGAAATAACTTTGGATCAAGCACGGTTCTTGACGAGAAGTTGAAAGAGAAGATGAACAGGCTGATTGTTCTTACCTTGGGTGTTCTTAACCCGGTAGCGACTAAGGCCCGAAACATTAGTGCGGCTTTGGTAGATGGGAGAACTAAAGAGATAGCAGAAGCTATTGAACTACAGATAGACACGATGGTCACATCGCCTCAGTACTTCAGTGAAGTCATGGAAGCGGTAGCTAAGAAGTCCGAGGGCAACCCTCTAATTAAGTTACTGGAACGTAATATGATCCGTGGGGGTATTACACTCGACAAACAACGTGAGGTAGATCAACTAGAAGCTATACCGCCTGAGTTTGAAGATACAGAAAATAAATAACCTGGCGCGCTTGGGAAGACTCGAACTCCCGGCCTTTCGGTTCGTAGCCGAACGCTCTATCCAACTGAGCTACAAGCGCATATAAAAAAGCCCCCATCTTGAGCCCGTTGGTTAGACGGAGATGAGGGCAAAGTCCACTACAAAAGGACTATGAAAAAGTGTTACGATTCAGAAGCCTCAGTGTCAACATCAGATGCTGGGGCTTCTTCCGTTTGGGGCTGGGCCGCTTGCTTCTCGAACAATCCTAATTCAAAGATTGAACGGTTAAGTGTCCAGTGCATGAACGGGATATTACTAACGGAACTAGACATGAATAAGTGACCGTCTTTGTTGAATCCGGTAACAATGCAACTATCAAACTTCCCTTTGAGAGAATCCAATAGTTCATCGGTTGAAAGTGGTTCTTGTGCATTTGGTTCAATGCTTTCTGCCTCTGGCATAATATACTCCTATTTATCTTTTACAAATTTACCGTCAACCATTTTACCGGTGCGGCGTTTAATTACGTCGTATGCGGCTTGCACACACTCTTCCATCGTGAAGTTCCATGCCTCGGCTTGCATGGTTAAGGTAACAAAGATATCACCAATTGCATCCTGCACTTCGTCTACATCATGCTCGTAAATAGCTTGACGTAACTCGGCTACTTCCTCTTCAGTTTTCTCAAGCTGAGAGAGAGGTTCCGCGTAAGGTAAGATACCTTTTTCAATTCCCCATTCGAGGATCTGATCGTTAAGAGTGTCTAAACTCATACATGTTCCTTTTCGATTTAGTTAATATTACTACAAAGAGATAACTAAGTAAATAGTTAGGGGCGTTATCTACTCTGTAGCTTTTTAAGATTTAGGAAAAACCCGGAGTCAAACCCGCGCTTCCACTCCTTGTGGAGGAAAGAAGTTTCCTTATAAGGGCTGTCAAAGATGCCCCGATAAAACGCCTTCTGTCCCATATCGTATGCCACTTCCAGTGGCTTTTTTTTGGCCTGTCGTTTCTGATGCGACATAGGTCAAAACTCCTATGATACCGCTCCCCATACCTCTGCCCAATCGCCAGAGAGTGCCCCTTTTGCGTAGTCCACAACTTTGTTTTCAAAGAAGTTAGTGTGTGTGACACCAAGCATTCCATCTACCCAAGGCAACGGGTTAGTCTTCACTTTGAAGATACCCTTCATGCCCAGCGCGATTAAACGTCTGTCACAAATATATCGGATATACTGCTTAACCTCGATAGGGGTAAGGCCTTCCATCTGGTTCACGCCGAACGCTAGGCCGATAAACTTATCCTCTAGCTCAACCATCTTTTCAGCGGTGGTGTATATCATCTTTTTAGTTTCATCATTCCAAAGGGTACGGTTCTCTTGAACGTAGGTGCGGAACAACTTAATCATGCTCTCAGTGTGCAGGGTTTCGTCAGCGATAGACCATGCAATGATCTGTCCCATACCCTTCATTTTACCGTGCCTAGCAAAGTTCAGTAGCATCACGAATGAGCTAAACAACTGCATACCTTCAGTAAATGCACTAAACCCGGCAATCTGTGCGGGTAGGTTCTCGTCCTTCTGTAGCTCTTGGAAGAAGTCATGCTTCTCTACCATCTCTTCGTACTCAAGAAACTCGTTGTACGTTGACTCAGGCATACCCAAGGTTTCGATAAGGTGGCTGTAGGCGGCAACATGGATAGCTTCCCGGGCGGCAAACGACGATAGCATCATCCTTACTTCAGGCTGTGGGAAGTGCGGTAGGTAGTTGTTCACATACGCGCCCGACACATCTATGTCGCCCTGAGTAAAGAAGCGGAAGATCTTCGTAAGGAAGTCCTTCTCTCCATCGTTTAATCTGTGACGCCAGTCCTTGGTGTCTTCCAGCATTGGTACTTCTGTCCACAACCAGTGCATTTGCTCACTGGCCTGAAACGCATCATAAGCCCACGGGTAATTAAATGGCTTATAGTAATCTCTTGTGTCCGTTAATTTTGGTTTTCTTTTTGGCATCATTTCCCCCTCGACTCAAAATCTTTCTGGAAGCGTTCTAGCTTCTCAGCGGCCGCACAGTATTTTTCTACTAGGCCATCCATAGTCTCAATGACGTCCGGGTGTTCCGCGACGCCTACAGAGCGCCCCATATAAATCTCAATATTGGCTTTTGCCGCCAACTTTTCAGCCTCAAACTTCTTAATTAGGGCTGTATAAATAAAATCACTTTCCATGTTTATCCCTCACATGCGAGACAGACATCGCCGTCAGCTACTGCTGTTAGGTCAATCTCGTCTTCAATTCTGTTACGTTGAATCTGCATACCGACGCGATCAGCTTTACGGAGCTTATCAGAACGGCAGTAGTACAGGCTTTTAAGACCGTTCTTCCATGCTAAGAAATGAGTGGCGTGAAGATACTTCACATTCACATCCGGGCGGAAAAATAAGTTTAGACTCTGGCCCTGATCAGTATGTTTCTGTCTGTCAGAGGCTAGATCTATCAGCCAAAGCTGGTCAATCTCATTGGCTGTTTTAAATACGTCTTTTGTATCTTGTGGGATATCAAGGTGCTGAACAGAGCCATCATTGGCGGTGATACTAGCCCACGTCTTCTGGGTGTTTAGACCAAGTTCTTCTAGCTTAGTTTCAAGAAACTTGTTTCTTTGTATGTACGCACCCGACATTGTATCTTGGCGAAATACGTTGGCTCGGTAAGGTTCAATGCTAGGGCTAGTGTTACCCATAATAATAGAGCTAGAGGCGTTAGGAGCGATAGCAGTCCAATGACTGAATCTACGCTCGACACCAGCTTGTTGAGCATCGTAGCATGGCCCACGGGTTTCAAATAACTGTCTGTCGCCTCGCTTACATTCTTTCTCGATATGACGGTAAATCTCACGATTAGTTACCTTAGTCATGACGCCCTCTAAAGGCATGTCACGCTTCTGAAAGTAAGCATGTAGACCAAGGGTACCAATGCCGATAGATCGTTCTCTAGATGCTGATAGAGCGGCTCTGGAGACGGTCTTAGGTGCATGTTCTATAAAGTGATCCAGCACGTTATCCAACATCTCCATGATGTCCGGGATAAACTTACGCTCAGACTTCCATTCATCGTAGTACTCGATATTCAGGCTGGACAAACAGCAGACCGCAGTTCGATCCATAGACGTAGGCAAGAAGATCTCAGTACATAGGTTACTGCCGTTGATTTTCAAACCTTGGCTCTTTAGCCATTCAGGCAGATCATCGTTAGCATTATCTATAAACACCAAGTAGGGCTCACCTGTCTGGGTACGCATCTCTAGTAGCTTAATCCATAGTGCCTTAGCCGATACTGTTTCGACTACTTCACCGTTGTTAGGGCTGATTAAATCCCATGAGTCATCAAAGTCCTCATTGCGCATTGACTGCTCGATAAGGTTCATGAAGTCATTCGTTATGTTCACGCCGTGGTGTAGGTTCAGTGTTCGGAAGTTCTGGTCGCCCGTAGGCTTACGCATCTCGACAAACGCTGTAATGTCCGGGTGGCTTATATCTAGGAATGCCGCATAACTGCCGCGACGGGTACGTCCCTGTCGGTAGGCCAGTGAGCTTGCGTCATAGACTTTCAGGTGAGGCATTACCCCAACTGATTTATCGTCAGAGCCACGGATACCTACATGGATACCAACACCGCCGCCTAGCATAGACAGCCAATTTACTTCGGATAGAGTATCTACTAATCCTTCTGCGCTATCGTCGAGGTACGACAAGAAGCAACTGATGGGCATACCCCTTTTGCTCCGGCCGTAGCTGAGGATTGGCGTGGACAACGACAGCCAGTGTTTACTGGTGTATTCGTAGAGGCGCTGGGCGTGATCGGGGTTGGATCCGAATTGCTCACAGACGTAGGCAAATCTTTCTTGTGGGCTACTTTCGTCTTCGCGCATGTAGCTTTCGCGTAGTCTTGTGAGTCCGAGGTCATCAAATAATCCATCTCTTTCTAAGTCAATATTAACTTTATTTTTCATTTTTATTCCTAATATCTTTCTGCAATCGCGCCCAACCTTCCACGTTGGTAAGCACTTCAGAGATGGGTAGGGTGTTGTCTATCCAGACATCGCAGTCCGCCGAGCTAACCGAAGTTTCGGAAGCGTGTTCATCTTCACCTTCATAGACAGAAACTCGTTCTACCCACGCTACCACTCCGCCGTTCTCGCGGATTGCTTTTATTTCATTTGGGAAACGAACATCATCAACCACAACAATACCGGTCTCTTTGTTCGCCTTGGCAACAAGCATATCTACCCAGATATTCTCGTGCAGTAAGTTACGGCCCCACTCAGTTCCGAGTGTTTGCATGGCGTATCTTGGGGTCTTACCATTCAACATGTCACAGGCTACTTCTTTAAGGTCGCCGTTTATCTGACCCTCGTTAAATCCCATCACACGCATCATGTCTTTAAGAGTGTCGGCAAAGCGAATAATCTTTGCTCCCCGACTATCTCTCATGTTCTTGGCTACATAGGATTTCCCGGAGCCTTTCTTTCCACACAGGCCAATAAATAAATCACTCATCATTCGTCGCCTTGTGGTTTGTACTTACTTATGTC